CGGTCCTAACCTGATCGCATCGTTCAAATGCTCAGGCGCGAGGTGGGCATACCTCATCGTCATGTTCAGCGACGCATGGCCCAGGATCTCTTTCAGCGTCACGATGTGCCCGCCACCCATGATGAAGTGAGCCGCAAAAGTGTGCCGCAGGATGTGGCTTGCCTGTCCGCGTGGTGGCTTGATCGAGGTCGAGAGCAGGACCAGCCGAAACACGCCAATGCAGTTGGTGAACGGCCCGTAGGTTTGCCAGTGCTTCTTGATCGCCGCCACCAGCTCGGGCGTTACTGGGACCATCCGCACCCGCTTCGACTTGGTATTGGCAAACACCAGGGCGTTGCCTCGAATCCGCTCCGGTCGAAGCGCTTGAGCCTCACCCCACCTCGCCCCGGTCGCCAAGCAGATCCGCGCCACCATCGCCGGATGCGGAGACGTGGTCCGCGCCTGGAGTGCATCGAGCAGCTCGGAGATCTGCGGCTTGGTCAGGTAGGCCAAGGGCCGTTCCTGCAACCGAACCGGACGGATACGGGTGAACGGACAGGGATAGTCGATCACGTCGAGTTTGTGCAGCTCGTTGTAAACCGCTTTCAGGTAGCCAAGGCGATTGTTCGCCGTCTTGCCGGTGACGCCAGCTGACATCCAACGCGCGCGTGTGGCGGCGATCTTCGCGCCATCGACCATACGAGCTATCGGATCGCCCATCGCCTTTGCACACGCCCGCAGGATCGCCACACGACGAACGCCATCGGAGAGCGAGACGCCGTGAAGGTCGAACCATAGCTCGACCAGCTCTGACAGCCTGCGCTTGTCCTTTGGCCGCGGTGCCCAATCGTTAGATTCGCTGCACTTGGCTCGACAGGTCGCCTCGAAGCGCATTGCCTCAGCCTTGGTCTTCAGCGTCTTGCGGAACCGCTTGCCTTTGACCGGCTCAACGTCGACCCGCCAGCGACCGTCAGAGAGCTGCTGGATCGCCATCAGACCGCTCTGCCCCATCGAACGTGACGCTCCTGAAGCAACGTTTTGATGTGCTTGTACAGATCACGCTCGCTCATGTCCTTGGCGGCGTAGTGGTCACGAATGACCGGCCAGCATTCCCAATCCTTCAGTCGATCAAATGCGGTTTTAGCGCCCACTCGCTCCCGTGCCAGCAGGCTTACGAAGTTTCCCAGGAACAGTTCCACGTTCTTGCCAGAGAAGCCCCTTGAGGTCTTGTAGTAGCGCTTGTATTCCGTTTCATCGACCAGGGAATCGACCGCCACGTCGACCCTCACGTCATCACGCATCAGCGTCCAGATCGGTTCGTATTGCCCTGGGCGGTGCAGCAACTTGAACTGGCACAGCCCGTAGCGCCACAGGCCGTCCAAATGGGCGGAGAACGCCGCAAACGAATCCGTTTCAATGGCCTCGCCGGTCTTGGCACTGATCGACCCGCTGGCGAACTGCTGGATGACCGAATGGTGGTAGCGCAGCTCGACCCGCCACACGTCCGCCTCGGGATCGTAGTTATCAGGATCGGCCGGATCGAACGAATCCCGGCGACGCCAGACGCTTTCCCAGAAGTCGAGCTTATCGGTCGCGCGGGCCTGTTCGGTTTTGTTGTAGATGCAGAGCTGAACGCCACCAGCTGAGCCAAACATGGATGTTTCGCCACGACCGTAGACGCTGGACTTGGTCGCCCAGTTGATCTCGTTGATACCCGAGATATCCCGGTGCGTCCGCGCGCGACAGTGCAGGCGTGCCACCAGATCCACCGGAGGCTTCCAGCCCTGGAGATCCAACGCCAGATGGACAGCGCACTGGTTGCGTTCGCGGTGTGTCATTACGGCTGCGGCGTAGTAGTCCATCCGCTCTTGCAGGCGCTCAGGCGACAGCGCGTCGATGGCGTGCGGTGACACTTCGATTTTCAGATGCGGGCCGATGTTCTCGAGCTTGGCGTTGAAGTTCTTGATCAGCAGGATGAACCCGAGGTCGGCGTTCTGCAGCTTGTACTGGTAGCCCGAGTCCCGCCCTACCCGTCCGGCGTGCCAGAACTCCCCGGCGAACTCGACCATGACGCCCGGTTTCTCGAACAGCGCCATGATTTCCGGGCGGATCAGTCCTCGGTACAGCTGGCGGACTGTATCGACGCCGCAACGCAGCAAGCGAACGCCCGACAGGTCAGTCAGCTTGGCCGAATGGCTATCGAAGAACAGTCGCCCGGTTGGGGTTTCCTGAAAGTTCTGATCAACACGAATTTGGTCTTTAACGCTCATTCTCTTCTGCTCCAAATTGCAACGAATTGACACTGTTCAGTTGGGTTTATCTGACGTGTTACAGGGACGTCAGCGCGCGCGTTTGCACGCCGGCTCGTGCCTCGCCGTGCGTGCAAAGAGCGCGGAGCGCACGCGCGCTGACGGTCATCACCACAGGAATTGCCCTTTCTCATAGGGCACCACGACCACGGACGAGCCTTTAGGGGCTGACTGCAGGCCGCTGACGATCGCCTGTTCAAATACCGGGGGCGGACTTGCGGCGTGCATCGGCGCTTGTGGCGGCTCTGGATCAGGCTTGGTGTCGTCGAAGTAGCCGTTCTGCACGACCGACATGCAGAAGCCGAACGACACATCCAGGCGCGTGCCCTGCTGGGTGTTGCAACGACACCCCGTCAGCCCTTCATCGCTGTCGCCTACCTGCATGCGCTTGTAGTTGCGGGCGATCAGATCGCGGTCGGTGGTGGAGATGCAGATCGGTTTCGGGAAGGCTTGCGGGCCGGTCAGGCCGTCATACACCGGCGCCGATGCTGGCAGGTCCTGCACCCTCGGGACTCGCTTGCCCAGGTATTGCTCGACGGTGAGCGGTGCGGATTGTTCGTCACCGGCAGCGCTTGGCCGGATAAACGATCCGACCGTATCCCGTACCTGATCGACCATGCTCCCGGCCGGCGCGCTGCTGGTGACTTCCAGCTTGGTTTTCTCGGTGTCGTAGCGCTCGTAGGCGCGATACACGAGGATTCCCGCGCCGATCAATACGCAGATGGCCAGGATGAATTTGGTCGGTATCTTGGCCTGGAAGTGGTGCTTGGCGTTGGTGCTGGTGTAGGCGCCGAAGTAGCGCTTATCCAGGCGCAGCGATTTCTTGTCGGCATCCTTGAAGCTGGTTTTCAGCTCAACCTTTTCCACCACCACTTCCGACTCGAAGCGCAGCAGCTGGGCGGACTTGAACACGCGCCAGTAGTGAATGTGCGTGTTGCATAGCCGCCGCAGATGCACATCCAGATAGCGCGGGTCCTGAGTGACGAGGTGCACTTCGTGGCCCTGGTGGCGCATGGTCTCGAAGCGGGTGATGTGCTCCGGTGGCCGCGCCCTGGGATCGCGTGAACCGAACCAGCCCTGCGCCTCATCCACCACGATGATCGAATCGTTGGGCAGCTCGAACCACTTCTCGGGATCTTCGAACTCGAACCACTGCGCTTGCAGCTGATCGGGCTTGAGGCCGTTGATGTTGTGGAAGTAGACGACACGGCCTTCGGCGTGGGCCTTCTGATCGACTTCGCGGATGGTGTTCAGGGTCTTGCCATGGCCGGGCTTGCCGGTGCGGATAACGAGCATGACGGCGCCTCCTTATGCGTCGATAGAGGTGCCGCCCGGCTTGCGCCAGACCTGATTGCGACGACGGTCGGTTGCCTTGTCGATCCCGGCGAGCATGAAGCGCGTCGAGATGGCGGCGAAATAGAGGTTCACCACCACATCGAACTTGGCCAGCCCGAGAATCCCCTGGATCACCGGACCCACATCGCCCATCAGCCCGAACAGGTAGTCCTGGGCCTGGCCGATGATGAGGTTGAAGCCGATATAGGAGACGAAGCCGAAACCGATCATTTTCAGCACCATCTTTACCAGCGGGCCGAGGATGATGACGAGCATCTGCACGATGAATAAAAACTGCATTACTGACCTCCTACGGAGCGGCCCACGTAAAGGGCAGCCAGGACGGTAGCCACGGCCACGAACAGGCCGCTCAGGTCACTGGCGGCGCGGCAGAGGGGTTCGTAGCTGAGCTGGAAGGAGCGCCCGCCGCCGGTGCGCAGGCTGAAACTCTCGGCGGCAGGGCAAGTGGCAGGCAGGAAGCGGGTGCCCTGGTTGATGAAGGACGGCAGCTGGATCTCGGCGCCTTCCTCAAGCTTGAACTTGTCGCCCTGGACAGCGGATTCGATGGCCGGCTTGTGCTTTTCAAAGTCGGCCTGCTCTTCGGCGTGGCAGCGCAGGTCCTTTTGCTGGCGGAGGATGGCGCACTGGACGGCATCGCCCGTGCACTTCACCTCGGCGTCACAGGCTTCACCTTCTACACTGGGCTTACCGCACTTGTTTGGATCCTTGGCGGGGTCGCATTCGGCTTCACCATCCCCGTCGCCCTTGCCATCCCCGTCACCTTCGCCTTCGCCGTCACCTTCGCCGTCACCTTCGCCATCCCCTTCGCCGTCTCCATCACCATCACCATCGCCGTCCTCATCGCCATCGCCGGGCTCATCCGGATCGGGGTTCTCAGTGTCGTCACAGCCGCCTACCTCGACCTCGGGATCACATGGCGGGGGCGGTTCCTTGCTGCAGAAGGTGCCGTTCCAGACATAGCCGTCTGGGCAGGTGTTATCAGGGTCAGGTGTCGGGGTTTCGTCGGGATCGGTCTGCTGGCCGGGACTGCCCGGTTCCTTGCGGGTGTCTTCGTTGCACTCGATGCCGTTGCCGGTATAGCTGTAAACGCCAAATACACCGGGCGGATTACCGCTGCTGTAGACGTAGACGTTGCTGGCCGAGGTGAAGCCGAAGGCGTACTGGCAGCTATTGGCGCAGACCGAGCCCGGCGGATCGATCACAGGCTGGCCAACGGCTTCCTTCATCTTGTGTTCGTGGGTGACGACCTGGCCGATAGTGGCTTCACAGCGGTTTGGCGCATTGCATTGCCCCGTTGAGGAGTCGTACTCAGTTCCTACAGGACAGCCGGTTCCATTTCTAAGAAGTACGTGGACAGCATTTTCGCTGCCATTAGGCAAAACCATCGCGCATCTGAAACTGGTTTCCGAAATCGGCGTAAGTGCGTAACGCGGGAATGTCGAGCCATAGGACAGACGTATTTTTTCGCAAACAGAAGACGGGGTGGGGCCGGAATGAGAGCCAGACGACCAATAGTAACCATCGGAATATGCCGAACCAGTAAAGAGCGAGACGGCAACCAGCGCAATTAACGATAAACCGCGACGAATAATGGACATTACGCCTCCTACACCCGCCCAAAGAACACGAGATAAAACGCCAGGGTGGTGAGGATCAGGATGTACAGTTCGTAGCTCATTGGCGTTTCCCTGGAAGAGAAAACCCCGCCGGAGCGGGGTTTGTTTGCTTCGGCACATGCAGTGCGCAAAACCCCGGTTACAGGGCGCGGCGCATGTACTTGAACGCCATCGCGGCGATGATCACGGCGAAGACGGCCCAGCCGATGGTGCCAACGTCGGTGCCAGCGGTATCCAGCGCCGCGGTGGCTTCGGCCGGGACTGCCGCATAGACGGAGCCGGCTACAGCCGAGAGAGCAACGGCAGCGCCGAGGCCGATTTTCTTGATGAAGTGCTTGTTCAGTTGCATGGGTGATACCTCACTGTTTCAGGGCTTTTTTCAGGACCAGGAAGCCGAACACGGTGGCGAACAGAACAATCGCTTCGCCTTGCAGCTCGGAAACTTGGTCCCAGGTCAGTGCAGAGCCGTAGAGGCTTTGCATTTCCTCGACCGTGAGGGCGACCAGCGAGCCAGAGCAGATGGGCGAACCATCGGCGCCTTGCAGCCAGTCACCATCACAGGCGAGAAAATTCATTCGCCGGCCTGCTCGAGGTCGGCAGTTTGTTCGGAGGGTTCGCAGTCAGGGCAGACGGCGAAATGGGGCGGCAGGCTGAGGTCGGGCAACAGGTCGCTTTGCGGCGCGGGCAGCGCCATGAGCTTGCCCATGTCGTTTCCGCAGCAGTCGCAGTACACCCGGTCATCGATCAGCATGGCCGCCCCTCCCGGTTAGTTGGCCTTGGCCGGGTCGCCGGCTTTGGCCTGGGGTTGAGCTGGGGTGCGCGGGGTTTCGGCAGCGGCGCGGGTCTGGACGGCTTCGAGCTGGAGCGCCAGATTCTTGCCCTTGTTCTGGCCACCACGGGCAATCTCGAAGTGGATGCGCACCAGTTGCAGCGGCTCGAACTTGGCGCCGGCTGCGAAGATCTCGTCCGCTACTTCGTCCGCTGCTGCCATGCCGATGATCGACAGGCCGTGTTCGGTCTTGCCGTCCGGCTCATCGCCGTAGAAGACCTTGATGTACTTCTGGCCCGCTTCACCGTCGAAGCGTTGAGTGCCGAGAAATGCAACTTCCATAGTCGAACGTGCCATTTGTGTTTCCTCTCTCTAGTTGCGCTTTATTGCGCTGCTTTGCTTTCTGCAGGCCGAGCGATCCCGAGCGAGTGAAAAAGCAATTTCACTGCGACCGGCTTGTTACTTGGCTTGCGGGTTAATCTGTAGCTTTAGTTATACGCGTTTGAAACGGACTTTTTTCATACTCAAGGAATTATCAAGTTGCGTGGTTTATTGGCATGAATAGCGACGAATCGACACTTAACCACCACGCTCAAAAAAAAATTAATTAATAAACATCACCCTCTTAACACCAAGGGCTCTGCCCTAGTCATCCCGCTCTTGCCGCAGAGGGCTCGGGAGCGCGGGAGGAAAAGCTCTCCCGCACTCACGAGCGGAGGCTGTTTCTGTTCGTGCAGGGTCAAGGGTGCGCTCCGCCCGTGCTTCCGTTCGCCGGATCGGTGAAGCGTGATCCGACGAGCCGGGAGCGCGGCCCTGGACCTGATCAAATCCGAGTCGCGGCATGGCGGTGAGAATTGCTCCGATGGCTACCACCGTCAGGGACTGGCTAAGCACGAGCAACGCGGTGATGACGTTCATGCGCTCACCCCACCAGCTCGAACGGTTCGTGAATCGGCACGTAGGGCGTTGGCTTGCCCGAGTCGTAGATAACGCTCCACCACTTCGCGGGGCGGTCGGGTGGCGTGTGCTTCTCGCAGATAAAGGCCGGTTCCACTGTCCACTCCGAGAGCAGAGGCTTCCAGGTTCCACCGACGCAGCCCATTTGCAGCGTACGAATCGGCCGCGCATACGCGGGGCGGCATTGGGCGCATGGTGTGGACCGGGAGGGATCGGGTTTCGCCATTTCGCGGCTGGACCAGCAGACAGAGCAGTCGCAGTCCTGAGCGTGCGGAAGGCGGTGATAGCTGGCCGGCTTCTGCATGGGTCATCCCCTCCCCTGGCTTTCCGTAGACGGTGCGGATCATGCGGAGCGCTCCTGTTCATTGGTGCTGGGCGCAACCTGGGCGAATGACGATTCCAGGCGGATGACGATTTCGGCATTCAGGGAGCGGCGTGCAGCCCAAGCGGACCGTTCGACCTGGGCGCGGAGTGCAGCAGGCATGCGCAGCTTGAATTGCTGGTCTGTGCGGCTCAT